TGGTGAGCTGCTAACTGGCTCTGCTCCACGTAACTCTGCTGATGTCTACCGTTCCCAAGCTGAAGTAGTTCGTGCCATGAGTGACCCTCGGTACGATAATGATCCTGCTTATCGCAATGATGTAGCAGTAAAACTTGAGCGTTCAAACCTTCAATTCTAATGACTGACAACATCTGGGCTAAAGAACCCGCTATGTATATGGACCCTAATTACACCGTGACTCACAACGAACGTGCTGAGCTTCTTAATGGTCGTCTGGCTATGCTCGGTTTCATTGCTGCTGTTGGCGCTTACGTAGTAACTGGTCAAATTATTCCTGGAGTTTTCTAATGGGCTGCGGTAAGAAGCACGGCGGTGGCAAGAAGAAGTAACCCCGCTCGGTAATAATTCCCCCTTGGTAGCGAGGATCGAGGGGGAATCTTCCCTAACGGGAATGTGTAGATGGTCATATAAAAGTTCCTCGCTTTATTATTATGATTCCTCTTCTAACTACTCTGTCAGTTATCACTAGCTGGTACGGTCCTGGCTTCCATGGAAACCTTACAGCTAATGGTGAGCGATATAACCAGAATGCCCTTACTGCAGCGCACAAGACACTCCCGTTTGGTACACGACTAAAGGTCTGCTATCAACGGTGTGCCATTGTACGGGTTAATGACCGTGGACCTTATATCCCTGGTCGTGAGATCGATCTCAGTAAAGGTGCAGCTGATGCTATCGGCTTCACTGGCACCGGAGTTGGACGAGTCAAAGTAACACGACTTGACTAACTAACTATGACTGCAATTGCAGCTTCACGCTCTCAGAACTACTGGGAGCGTTTTTGTGACTGGGTAACCAGTACAGATAACCGTCTTTATGTTGGCTGGTTTGGAACACTGATGATTCCGTGTCTCCTTGCTGCAGCCATTTGTTTTATCATCGCATTCGTAGCGGCACCACCAGTCGATATTGATGGCATCCGCGAACCTGTAGCTGGGAGCCTTCTCTATGGAAACAACATCATATCGGGAGCCGTCGTTCCGAGCAGCAATGCCATCGGACTACACTTCTACCCAATTTGGGAAGCTAATTCACTTGACGAATGGCTCTACAACGGCGGTCCTTTCCAGCTTACCGTCTTCCACTTCCTCATTGGCATCTATGCTTACATGGGACGAGAGTGGGAACTTAGCTATCGACTAGGAATGCGACCATGGATTTTCGTCGCTTATTCCGCACCAGTGGCAGCAGCTACTGCAGTCTTCTTGGTCTATCCCTTCGGTCAGGGCTCCTTCTCGGACGCCATGCCTCTTGGAATCAGTGGGACGTTCAACTATATGCTCGTCTTTCAAGCGGAGCACAACATCTTGATGCATCCCTTCCACATGTTGGGAGTAGCAGGAGTGTTCGGTGGGTCGCTTTTCAGTGCGATGCATGGTTCCCTTGTGACTAGCTCGTTGGTACGGGAGACCACAGAAATCGAAAGCCAAAACAAAGGCTATAAATTTGGGCAAGAAGAAGAGACCTACAACATTGTAGCTGCTCATGGATACTTCGGTCGTTTGATCTTCCAATATGCAAGTTTCAATAATAGCCGTAGCCTTCATTTCTTCCTTGCTGCTTGGCCCGTTTTGGGTATATGGTTTGCTGCTCTTGGTGTTTCTACAATGGCGTTTAACCTGAATGGGTTTAACTTCAACCAATCGCTTCTCTCATCTGAAGGGCAAGTGATTAACACCTGGGCAGACATCCTTAACCGAGCTGGTCTTGGTTTTGAAGTGATGCACGAGCGCAACGCGCACAACTTCCCCCTCGACCTGGCTACACACACTGCACCGGTAATTGGCTAATGGCTAAACCTGGACTCTATGCAAACATCCATGCCAAGCGTAAGCGTATTGCTGCTGGTAGTGGTGAGAAGATGAGGAAGCCTGGTACTGCCGGTGCTCCTACTGCTGCTCAATTTAAGAAGGCAGCTAAGACAGCTAAGAAGAAGTAAGCCAAGTACGTTCATCCCTTCGGGGACGGGTACGCCTCGGGCTGGAACGCGCAGAGGCATTGGAGCTTACTACCATGGCTATCAAAGTTACCTACACTTATCGTGGCGTTAAGTACACGAAAACTGTGAACCGCTAGTGCGGCTTGGGGAGGTGCGATCCCTCCCTTCACTATTGACTATTGGCCGGTTACGACCGACACCCTTTAGTCATGACAGTCTGGAGAGACAGACAAAAAAAACTTATATTGAATGCACATGTTTATTCGTGTGAATTCCTAAGCGCTTAGGGAGAATGTAAATAACTCTCTCTTTTCTATTGTGGCTAACGCACTTGTTACTTCGGTAGGCTCGATTAATAATACGAGCTCTACCCCTCTTGCTCTTGGTACTGCTTATGATACCAAGTATGCAACTTATCTGAAACTGTTTACTGGCGAAATGATGAAGGCGTATGAAAGCGCCACTATCGCCAAAGGTACTGTGATGAGCCGCTCTCTGCGTGGGGGCAAATCTGCACAGTTTATTTTCACAGGCCGTATGTCGGCAGCGTATCACCAGCCCGGCGAACCGATCCTTGGTACTAACAGCCCTCCGGTGGCTGAGAAGACCATCGTGATGGATGATCTTCTGATCAGCTCTGCCTTCGTGTATGATCTGGATGAAACGCTTGCACATTATAGCCTGCGTTCTGAGATCTCTGCTAAGATCGGTCATGCTCTGGCTGAGGCTTATGACAAGAAGATCTTCCGTCAAATCGCTAAGGCTGCCCGTGAGGCTCACCCGATCACTGCTGCTCCTGGTCCTGAGCCCGGCGGTAGTGTGATCAACATCGGTGCTGGTAAAGAGTATGATGCTCAAGCACTGGTGGATGCTTTCTTTGAGGCTGCTTCTATCCTCGATGAGAAGAACCTGCCCAAGCAAGGTCGTACCGCTGTGCTGTCCCCGCGTCAGTACTACGCTCTGATCTCTCAGGTTGATTCTAACATCCTGAACCGTGACTTTGGTGCTAGCCAAGGTAACCTGAACTCTGGCGAAGGTCTCTATGAGATTGCTGGTATCTCCATCAAGCGTTCTAACAACCTGCCTTTCCTGGCTGGTAATGTGGCTTCTGTGAATGGTGAGAACAACGATTACTCTGGTAACTTCACTAACCACTGCGGTCTGATCTATCAGAAGGATGCTGTGGGTGTGGTTGAGGCTATTGGTCCTCAAGTTCAGACCACTGGTTCTGACGTTCGTACCATGTACCAAGGTGACATCATCGTTGGTCGTCTGGCCATGGGTGCTGGTACTCTGAACCCTGCTGCTGCTATCGAGCTGCAGAATGTCTGATAAAAGAGGTACTAACTGATGACTGTTGCTTCGGGTACTTCTATTATCATTCAGGAATCTAATGGCGTGGGTCTGGTAAGTTCTGAAACTTTTAACCCGCCCCGTCCTGTTGAGGTTGGTCGTTCAGTGACTGGTGGTGTAGAAACCAAATACGTCCTGACTTCGGCTGATGCAGACGGCAAACTTCCATATGCTGTTTGATTGAATTATGGCTAATCTTACTACCGCTGCTGGTAATAACGGTGCTGCTGGCACTGTTAATTTCGCTACCCGCACTATCACTGGTGCTCTCGGCACTACTTATTCTGACAACGGTACTTTGGCTGTCTCTGACAACCATGCCGTTCGTCGCTCTGTAGCTAAAACCGCTCAAGGCTTTGGCTCTGCTGTGAACGCTTCTACTGTGTTCTCTGAGACTCAAGGTTTCCGTACCGCTTATTCTGGTGTGGAAGCTGATTCTCCTGCTCTGGATGCAGCTCGCGTTGCTGCCTAAGTTATTTTTTTTTTGGGGAGTCCTTCGGGGCTCCCTTTTTTTTAACTATTCATATAACAATGTCATTTCACACCACTGGCTCTAAAACTGAGCTACAAGCTATTAACCAAATTTTGGCGTCAGTTGGTCAAGCGCCTGTGACCACTTTGGAAACTGAAACTGTAGAACGTGCTGACGGTTCTACGGTTACCATAGTAACCAACCCGGACGTTGCGATTGCTTATGATACCTTTCAAGAAGTATCTAGAGAAGTCCAGGCCGAAGGATGGACATTCAATAAAGAATATGACTACCCATTGTCACCTGATGGCAATAAGCACATTGCTTTCCCTGTCAATGCTTTGCAGGTAGATATTTCTAACAATCCTACTTACTCAGCATATGCTTATATTGATCTAGTTAAAAAGGCTGATCGTCTTTATGACCGCCGTGCTCACACTGATGAATGGAATGATACCATTTATTGTGATGTAGTTTGGTTGAGAGAATGGACTGATCTTCCGTCTCCTATTCAAGATTACATCACTGCACGTGCTGCTAGTATTGTTGCTAGCCGTATTGTAGGCGATAGTAACCAATATCAAATCCTCCAACAAAAAGAAGGGTACTGTAGGGCAATGGCTCTAGAGTATGAATGCAACCAAGGTGATTATTCCTTCTTTGGTACACCACGGGAAGGTTCAGCGTACCAATCTTTCCAACCATTTAAAGCACTTCAGAGGTGGTAATGGCAGCAATTACACAACAAATTTCTACGTTTCTTGGTGGCATTAGTACACAAGAAGATATTAAAAAGTCTCCAGGACAAGTAGCTGAAATACTAAATGGTTACCCAGATCCTACCTTTGGTCTTGTAAAAAGAAATGGTAGTCAGTTTCTTACTACCTTAGCTAATAGCGCAAGTCTTGAAAATGGTTATTGGTTTGACATTAACCGTGATGATGATGAAAGTTACATTGGTGTAGTTAGTAGTTCTGGTGATATTAGAATCTGGAATATGATTCCTACATTGAATGGGAGTCAGTATGTATGGACTGAAGCTACCATTACTGGTAAAACTAATGCAGATGTAATTAGTTACCTTACAGCATCTAATCCAGTAGATAACTTCCACAACGTAACTTATCTTGATCAGACATACTTGATCAACAAAACAAAAACAGTTGCTATGCAGCCTAAGAGTACCTATACTCTCGGTACTCGTGGTACAGTTGTTGTCTCTTTTATTGAACAGGGTACTTATACTATCTACCTTAACGGTATTGCTTGCTCACATCCAATATCAAGTAACGATACACTTGATCATGTATTGACGACATTATCAACCGCTATTGCTACTAATACTACAGGATTTACCGTAGCTAAATATGGTAGCTCACTGGAGATTACACATGCCTCACCATTTACCTTGGAAGTAAAGGCTGGGGATAGCGGTCTTGGTTTGACATCTTATCAAGATGAAGTTACAAGTCCTAGTAGGTTGTCTGCTACTACAGCTAACGGTCGTAGGGTTAAAATTATCAACTCTATCAACGAGCGTAATTCTTACTTTGTTCAATTCAAAGGTGTAAGCGGATCTACTACAGATGCTGGTACAGGTTACTGGGAAGAATCGCTAGGCTGGGATGATGATGGTGGTACAAATAAACTAGCTAGTGCTGGTTTTGATGCCACTACTATGCCCTATAAGTTGGTTAATACTGGACTTAATACGTTTACTATCTCTCAAGAAACCTGGGCGCCTCGTGCTTCAGGTAATGATTACGGTAATCCAATCCCATCTTTTGTAGGACAGACAATTAAGTTTGGTGTACTGAATAGTAACCGCTTAGCATTCTTATCTCCAGACTCAGTTGTTATGAGTGTGGCTAAGGATTTTCCTAATTTCTTCTATGCTAGTGCTCAGACAGTTACCGCTGCTGATCCTGTTGATGTGGATGTATCCAGCTTTAGGGTTGGTACCCTACACTCTGCTGTTTCTAGACCACAAGGTTTGATTCTGTTCAGTCAATTTGAACAGTTCTTGATGTATTCTGAAAGTGGTAACCTGACACCGTTTGACTCAATTATTCGTACAATTGGTCAATATGAAAGTGCTGCTGATGTACCTGTTAAGGACATGGGTAGTTACGTTAGCTTTGTATCCCGTACACCGCTTTACTCTAAAGTGTTCGGTATGCAACCACGTGGTGGTAGTGAGACACCGACCACTGTAGACATTAGTCAGGTTGTAGCTGAGTACCTACCTGTAGATATTACAAAGCTAGCAACAGATCCACAGAACTCCCTACTGGCTGCATACAGTGATACCACAAAATGTATCTACCTGTATAAGTTCTACAGTAACGGGGAGCAACAATTGATGCAGGCTTGGTTCAAATGGGATCTACCTGGATCAATTCAATTCATGGAAATTATTCAGAACGTTCTATTCTTTGTAACCAAGAATGGTTCTGACTACCAACTTGGTATGGTCAGTATGGTGCAAACACCATATCCAGTTAGTAGTCGTTTCCCGACGTTTGGTAACATTACGATGCCTACCGTTCGTCTTGATTTCCTTTATCCAGCATCTAACGCTGGAACCATTACTTATAATTCGGTTACTAAACGATCAACACTCCCAACTTTGTACACCCACATTGCTGGTAAGAAGCCTGTTGCAGTTACAATTCCAACGGTAACTACAACCACACCAGTCGGTATTAATGGTCTATCTAAACTGTTTATTTCACAACAAACCAATCAACCTAATTCTGGTTTTGTGATGGATATTGATACAAGTGATTGGTCAATTCCTGGTGATTGGACAGGTCAAGAGAGTCAGCTTGCTATTGGTTATGAATACACTTATGAAGTAGAGCTACCTACTTATTTCTATGCTCCAGGCAACCAACCTAAGGATTGGAGTGCTAACTTGACTATTGCTAGGATGAAGTTTAACCTTGGTCTTAGTGGTCTTGTAGGATTCTATCAGAAAAAGTATGGTTCTGCTGAGTGGCGTTCTATTCAATCAGTGCAGGAAGCAGATCGTTATATTGAAAGTAATGCACCATTAGTACAAAATACGGTAGTCACTGTGCCTATTCATCAACGTAACACTAGCTTCCAATTGAAAATTAATAGCACCTCACCGTTCCCTGTTACATTGAATAGTATGACATGGGAAGGTAATTACTCACCTCGTTATTACAGGAGGGCTTGAGGATGCTTCTAGAATTAGGTAAAATCGCATTTAACTTTGCTCAAGGTGCTTTTGGAGCAAACGCTCAAAACGCTGCTGCTAGACGAGAAGCTGAAGCAAGGACTAAGGCTGCTAGGGCTAATCGTCGGTACACGATGCAAGTCCTGCGTAGGGATCGTAAATTCCTAAAAGAAGGGATTAACATCCAACGCCAAAATATTGAAGAAGAGTACGCCTATCGTGATCAAACTGCTCTTGATTCCTGGCGTTATCAGATGGGGATCAGGGCGTTTGATTATAATCAAGAAAAACGTGCCTATGCTCTGAGGCAACAGACAGGTCTTCAACAGTTAAACTTTAATAATATTGCCCTTGATTTCTCCCTTCAAGATGCAGCTAGGTGGGAACAAGAGCAGAATCTTCAACTTGATTTCCAAGAGAAATCTACCATGTTGGAGTTTCAATATGCTCAACGTGGTGTAGCTTTAGACTTTGTACAAGCAGATGTTGCCCGTCAACAAGCTGGTGCAAGTGGTCAAATTGATCAACAACTAGCTTACGTCCAAGGACTTAAACAAGCTGGCGAAGCACAAGCTAAAGGCGGTATGGGTGTTAGTGCTGAAAAAGCAGCAGCAGCATCCATTGCAGAAACTGGTCTATTGACTTCTAAAATCATTCAGAATGTAATGAACGCTGAGTTGAATTTTGGACTTACCTCATCGCAACTTGGTCAAAAGTTAGAGCAACTAAACGATACATTCTATCTCTCTAAAGCACAACTTGCTGCTTCTCGTTTGAGTCTTGGTATGCAAGCCACTGCTATGCGTAGAGATGCTGCTATTCAGAAGTTCCAAGCTGATCTTAACGCCATCACTAGTGTTGGTTTGGCTCCTGCTATTCCTCCTGCATTGCCCCTTCCTGCAAATCTGCCTAGACCTGAGCTACAAACACCAGCTAAGGTTATTCCGCTTCCTGAGGTTGTGCCTTACCGAGCTGCTACAGTTAATCCGCTTCTTGCTGGACTTAGTGCTGCAGCACCTTCAATCGGTGGAGCTGTGCTAGGTGCGGTATCTGGTAATATCCCAACCCCTGATGGCGGTGGAACTGGTCTTGCTGTAGGCGGTAGTGCAGCTGGTGATTACAGTGGTGGAGCTGTTCAAATACCTGGAGGATCAAGTATTGCGGGTAATTACTTTGGTTCCAATACTTCCGGTTTCTCTCCTTAATAACTATGGCTACATTTAATTCATTTGCGAGGCCAAGCGGCTTTAACCCAATCAAGGCACCAGATGTAGCTTCACTTGTAGAAGACAAAGCTAAAAAGCAGTCTAACTACATGAGGGAGGCTGCGAAATTTAATATTGATGAACGACAACGCATTGGTAATGCTATTGAAATCAATAACAAACTTGAGTTCAATAACCGCCAACAGTTGTTTGACTTTGAGAGTAAGAATCTCGAAGCTATTCAAAATCAAATTATGGGCAATTACGATGCTACTATCAGTAATGCCCAAGCCCAGAGTAAGTCTGAACTTGCTACACTTGATGCAATTAGCAAAATCTCTAGTACTGCGTTTCAAACAATTCAAGCAGTAAACGAAAAGATTGAAACTGGTCGTAAGTTAGCTGTTGAGAAAACACTTTACGCTACAGGTATCTCTACCAAAGAGTTGATGGAGATCCATAAGTTGGATCGAAACTTTAGTGATCAAGCTTATGCCGAAAATAGTGCTATTCGTGCTATTGTCGATAGAACTGGTGCATCAATTCAACAGATACGATTCCTAAACGAAAACAGCAATGCTAAGTTATGGAATGAGTCTACAGCTTTAACTACAAACCTTGGCACTAATTTTAGAACTGACGTACTTGATAAGTATTCAACAAAATATGATCTAGGTGATGGTCGTCAGCTCAGCCTTGCTGAAACAGAGGGGCGTGACTTAGCAGCATACAACCAAATCTTTGGACGCATTCGTTCAGACTATGTAGCTAGTTCTGGGATGTTAAACCTTAGTCCAGCCATTCTTGGCTCTAAGGTTCATCCTCTTATGCGTAATATTGAGGCGGAATTTAATCAACAAAGTAACGCTCAATATAAAGCTTTTGCTAAGGACGAAGCACAACGTCAGATTGATTTCTCTACCAACGAGGATATTATAAACGGACGTGTAGTGCCAAAACTTGAATCCCTTAGCGGTCCAGCTAGAAGTGCCTACATTTCTGATGTTTTCAGAAGTTACAAAGCAGGATTTGAAAGTGAGCGTCGAGAAGATTACGTTAAAAGTTGGAAGGATCTTCTTGCAACCCCTACTATGTATAATGGTAAGGAGGTTACTTACGGGGATATTTTCACAAGTCCTGCAGCTCAAGAAGTTACACAAGCTATCTTTGATGCACGTCAACGTGTACTGGCAAAATTAGGCCAGAAAGAAGCATTCGATACTCGTGAACGTAAGGCATTTGAAGATGCAGCAGTTGAGCAACTTAATCAGATTCCTGGAGGGTATTCAGCTGCTGATGTTCAAGCTGTTATTAATAATTATGGGGTCCGCTTTCCTGGTCAAACCAGTCAACGTCTTGAAGTGATGATGAGGAACCAAAGTGTTGATGCTTTGGAGATTCAACGTCAAATGAAAGAAGCTGAAGATCTCAGAAGCCGTGGTATTTTGACCATGGAGTTGATGGAAAGCTCTGGATACCACAGCAGCGTTATTAGTCAGTTCCAAACAGCAGCTAGACAAGGATCAGCTGGACGTAGCAATACGGATAACTACAAAGCTCAGCTAGCATCACTATCTGCACTAGCTAAGAAACCTCCTCAAATTCAAGCAAAAAGGGAAGGACAATTTAGTCCTACTGTTCCTCTGATGGAGCAGCGTTTGCATACTAAGTTTCTTAAAAAAGTAGCAGAACTCCAATCAGTTGGTGACGCTAATGCTATAGCAAATGCTGAAGCTTTTGTTAGAGCAGAATTTGAAAAGGAAATCGCTAATCCTCAATTCTTTAAGGATGGTGATTACGCTCAATTCAAAGGTAATCCGTCTGTTCCAGCAGCCGCTGCTGCACGTGGTCAGTGGGTTCAAAGCAACCTTAACAGGCTTGGTAGTAAAATCTTAGACACAAATGGTGCTATTTTTACTACTTCAGAACTCAATACTATTGAGCAAGAGATGCAAAAGCCTGGGTATAAATTTGATCCTATGGCTCAATACATTGGTGCAAGGTTTGGTATCAGCCCGTTAGCTGTTATTAATCGAGCCCGACGTGCAGAAGGTAGGGATCCTATCATGCCACCTTCGATGTCTAAGTTTAGAACTAAGGCAGACCCAAATCTTGTTCGGTTCCTAGATCAATACCAGACGCCTGAGATCTCTACGCGAGCGATGGGTAGCACTAAAGAGTTTATTTCTGAACTTGTCCCATCGTATAATGGTATCAACATCGGCCAGTTGATTCAACAAACTGCTACTAAGTATAACCTGCCTCCTGGTGTACTTGCTGGACTTTTGCATCATGAAAGTGACGGGTTTGATCCTGCTGTTCTTTCTGGACAGCGTAAGAGTAGTGCTGGAGCTACTGGCATTGCACAGTTTATGCCTGGCACTGCTGCAGAACTGGGTGTTGACCCATTAAACATTCCACAAGCTATTGATGGAGCTGCGCGGTATTTGATCAAAAATTTGCGTGATCCCAATAACCCTGGCAATAGTCTTAACTGGGCTATCAGTGCTTACAATAGTGGTCCTGGTGGTGTAGGTATGTCCAAAGAAAATAGGGAATACTTTGGTAATGTTATGAGGGAAGCGTATAAGTATGGTCATGGTCAAGGGCTTCAATCTCGTTCTTTGATACGTCCAGGGTTTATCCAAAGAACCAGTAATTATGATATCGGATTTGGATGGCAACCTGTGTCTATGCAAGATGAGAAGGGACGACCTGTTGTTATGAGCCGTGATGCTGCTAATGCTTTTGCTCAAATGGTTCAAGCTTCTGGTGGTGCTGTGAAAGGTTCTGACATTACTAGTTCTCAACGAACTGAAGAGAAGAACATTGCTGTTGGTGGAGCACCTGGCTCTAGGCATGTACATGGAGAGGCTATTGATATTCATGGTAAATCAAAGAATTGGATGATCCAAAATGGTCAACGTTATGGTTGGTATCTTGTAGATTATCCAGGTAGCCATGGAGGACATTTTGAATATCGTGGTGTCCATTAATTTTTAACTGAAAATGACAGATCCGATGAATGAAGTCTTGTTCGGTACGCCGGACTTGACTCCCGAAGAAGAACAAGCTTTGATGCTGCAAGCCGCGCAAAGTGAACAAGACTTTGCAAGAATGGAAGCTATGGCTAACCAACAGGCACTTGCTGCAGAACAAGCTACTCCTGCTCCTACTCCTGTTCAGCAGCAACCGCAACCAACACAACCTGCAGCTGAACCACAACAACCACCCACAAGTGTGGTACAACCAGAACGGAAATATAAAACTGGCTCTGGTTTTATTTATGGTAGCGGTGATCCTGATGCTACTCTTGGTGAAGATATAGGGACTTACGCTCAACGTACCTTTGAAAGACTTGGTGCTATAGGTACAGGTGTTGCTGATTTTGCGCTCAACATGATCAATGTAATACCAAAGAAAGAAGTTCCTGGAATTGAAAATCCTTTTCGACCTGATGGTAAGTCTCTGAAATTACCTAAGTTTCAAGATGATGTTGCTCAAAGTATTCGTGAGCTTAGTTCGGTCGTTTTACCTACTGTTGCAATTACTAGCGGGCTCACTACTGGACTAACGTCTGCAACTAGCGGCATGAAGTTTTTCTCTGATCCTTTCATTAAATGGTTGGGTCCGAAACTGCTTGGCGCTGGTGTTGGTACAGGTGTTGAAGGGGTTACTCTTGCTGGTATGCCTGACGAAGAAGTGGGTCACAACTTAGCCGGACTAGCTAAGAAACACCTTCCTGCTCAGTTTGGTTGGATTCCAGATAACATTGCCACGCTAGACGGTGAAGATCCTGATAACAGGCGCCTTAAAAATCTAACTGAAGGTACTGTGTTAGGTTCTAGTATTGATATGTTGGAAGGTGTTGCAAAGCTGTTTAAAGCTAGACGTGGTATCCGACGAGCTACTCAATGGGTGCCTGAAAATGAAAAAGCAAAAGCATGGCTTGATGCTAATTTAGAGGATGATGCCCTAGAAACCATCGAAGATACTATCTCTAAATCAGCTGCTAAACGTTCTGCTGCTCTAGATGAACTAGGGGAGTACAACTTCTCTAAAAGTCAAAACCTCGATGAACCTATTTTTGGTGTTCATGATCTTTACGGTTACCATGAATCAGGCATTAGGTCTGTCGATGATCTAGGTATTGTCGCTGCTCAAGTTGACTATGCCCGTATTGAAGGTAATTTTGATAGCGTCTATGGTCGTGTTGGTAGTGTTGTTTCTGAAGCTGCACTAAAGTATGGCTTGGAGATTCCTGAGGGACCGGATGTTATTATTCGTGGTCTTAGTGAACAACTTAAAGATGCTGGTGAATACGGTTACAGAACAGCTTCTGGGCGTTACCTATCATTCAAAGATATTTCATTGGCGGGTGAAAGACTTGCTGATGACTTCTATGGTCTAACTACACCACAACTTAAAGAAGCTGTCCGTAAATTCCAATACATTGATCCTAATACTGAAACTCTTGTCCTTAAAGATGAGGGATATGCTGCTGTGTTTAACACAATTAAGCGGTATATGAATGATTATATGGATCTGGATTACATGAAAGCACAGGCATTGGTTGGCACATCCTTTGGTGGTCAAGTCTCTGACATGGCACAAGGTATGCGTCTGATGGCTGAAACACCTGCTGTAAGTCGTGCTCAAGAGCAGATCCTTGATCGTCTTGAATTCCTGATGGCACAAAAAGGTATGACTTCTTATACTAGAGGTCGTGCTCTTAATATGCTTAACCTGTGGAATCGTCTTACTGATACTACAAGTAAAGCTTTTGGTAAAGGTGAAGCTACTAGAGCTGCTAATGCAATTGCTAATGAAAAGAATGATACCTTAAAAGCAATCGCTCGTATTCAAGCTGATGCTAGGGGTACCATTGATACGCTACGTGCTGTTAAAGCAGAACGTCCAGAGATGCTTGCACCGTTGATGATGGCATATGAGTTGACTGATGGTAATGTTAATAGCATTACTAAACTCAATAATTATGTCCGTAATAGTACTGGTCTTATTAGTAAAGCATTCTATGACGGTGAGGCTGATATACCTTCTATGGTCCTTAAAGGTTCCATGGCTAATGTGTATAACTCAACCTTGAGTGCAGTCATCACACCAACTAAAGCTGGTCTTAGTAATATCTTTGGATTAGCTATGCGTCCTATTGCTCAGTCTGCTGGGTATGTGATGTTTAGCGAAGGTACTCTTTTAAAAAGAGCTGCTTTCCAATATGCTGCTGGAGTGGATACACTTCAAAAAGGCTTCTCATACATGGGTCAGGTGTTTAAGCGTTCAGCTTCAGATCCGTATGTTATGAGTCTTCGTGAAGATATGGGTGTTGCTGATGAAAAACAGCTGCAAATCTTCCGAGCATTTGCTGATGCTAAGGCTCAAGCAGGTGAATTTGGTCCCCAAGCTATGTTAGCACAGGTTGAAGAGATTAATGACCTTGCTAATCATCCGTGGCTACGATTTGGTCAACGTGGTATGCAAGCATTTGACGGCTTTACACAAGCTGTAGTTGCTAACTGGGAAGCACGTGGTAAGGCATGGGATGAGGTGACTAAGGGCGGTAAGCTTGTTCTTGATTCTAAAAAAGCGCAGGAGTTGTCACAGAAAGTTTACAGAGAGATGTTTGACGAAAATGATAACATCACTGATGCTGCTGTGAGGCATATTTCTGGTGAAATTTCAATGAGCTTGGACAGTAAGACTAATGATGCTGTTTCTGGATTGCTTCGTAGGCTTCCAGCTCTTAAGCCTTTCCTTCTTTTTACTAAAACACCTATCAATGATCTTAAGTTTACTGGATCTCAAAACCCGATGGGTTTGTTTATAGATCTTTATCATAAGTATAAGCGTCCATTTGAAGAGATGCCTGTTGAACAAGTAGAGCAGCTTCTTACCAGTCGAGGTGTAGAGTACACACCAGAGACTATGAAGAGTGCATATACTACTGTTAAGGCTGAACTTGCTGGCCGTAAAGCGATTGGTATGCTTTCTGTAATGGGTGCTGTTGGTCTTTTTACTAATGATCAAATCACCGGTGATGGTCTTTATGATAAAGAAAAGCAACGTCTTCGTCGTGATGCTGATTGGAAACCTAGGTCTATTAAAGTTCCCGGTATTGGTTGGGTAAGTTATGATGGTATTCCGGGTGTCAGTAATTGGCTAGCAACTACTGCTAATATCCTTGATAACTATTATGTACTTAATTCTGCTGAACTAGCAGAACATCTTCGTGCTCAAGCTTTCTCTCTTGCAGCTGCAGTAACCAATAAATCTATGCTGGCTGCACTTGAACCGTTGACTGATATGTTGCGTGGTGACATTGGTGCTATTAACCGTTGGACATCTTCATATGCAACTGCAGCTATGACTCCTGGCTCTAGCCTTATGGCTGAGTTTGCTAGACTTATTGAACCTTCACGTAAGGAAGTCGATAATAACTTCTTTGACTTGGTAGCCAATCGTAATCCAATTCTAAAGCAAACCCTACCTAATGCTCATGATTGGATTGATGGTGGTGTTGTTGGTGAACCTCCTAATTTCTGGGCAAGGATTTGGAATACATATCTTCCTTGGAAAGTAAATGGAGATATTTCCCCAGAAAAACAATTCCTTATTGACATTGAATACGATGCACGTCCTAGTCTTCGCACTAATGGACGTGGTGTTGAGTATAGCAATGAAGAGAGGTCTGAAGTCACCAACATCATGGGTCAACAAGGTTACTTTAAACAAGCTATCCAACAAGTCATGCAAAGTACAGAGGGTAAAGAGTTTAGAAAAAGGTTTGAACGTGCTCGTAGTCTTAACCTTGAACCTGAGCTTGAATCCTTTGAAGGCTTGCATATGATGCTTGATTCAGCTTTACGTTCTTCTATGCGTATGGCTGAAGCATATGTCTCTACCCGTGATGGTATTCAAGATAAACAGTATAAAAATCAAACTGTAGAAAACTTTTTGAAAGTAGGAGACATTGACGGTGCTGAAAAGTTCCTGAAAGACATGAAACAAAACTTATCTTATTGAGGTCTAATTAAATGGCTGACACTGAATCAACTTTACCTGGTAACGGGACTGCCGGACCCTTTAATTACACCTTTCCGGCACTTGAAGCAGCACACGTCAAAGTAAGTGTTGATAACGTTGCAAAGACTGTAGGTGTTGATTACTCCTTAGACTTTGTTCAAAAGGAAATCACTTTTCTTGTAGCTCCGTATCCTACTGCTGCACAGACAATCCGAATATATCGAGAAACAGGTGACGCTGCACTAGAGGCTACTTTTTATTCTGGTGCTGCTATTAGAGCTACTGATTTAAATAATAACTTTAATCAAGCTCTTTATGTAGCGCAAGAAACGAAGAACCTTACTATTCAAGCTTCTACTGGTAATTTGGCTGATGGGTCTATTACCAACAACCTGCTCGCTACTAATGCTGTATCTGCGGATAAGATTGGCAGCAATGCAGTAACAACAGCTAAGCTAGCTGACAACAGTGTTACCCCAACTAAGCTTTCCCAGTCTTATTTGACCACAGCTGATGCAAGTTCTACTTATCAAACTCAGGCTGGGATGTCGTCTTACCTAGCTCAATCGGGTGGGACTATGACTGGTAATATCGTCTTTTCTGGCGCTCAAGCATTTCCTAAGATTCCAGCTAACCCTCAAACTCAGGCATATACTCTTGTAGCAAATGACAGTGGTAAACACATTTCAATCACTACAGGTGGTGTAACCGTCCCTGCTGGCGTGTTTGTCTCTGGTGATGTTATTAGTATTTACAACGACAGCACTAGCAGCCAAACCATTACAGAAGGAGCAAGTGTAACTCTGCGTCAGGCTGGTACTACCAATACTGGTAATAGAACACTAAATCAATATGGTGTCGCTACCTTGTTATGTGTAGCCAGTAATGTTTTTGTTATTAGTGGAGTAGGGCTAATTTAATGGCAGGAATTCAAATGTTGCTAACCTCTGGAAGTAGTATTATCGCTTCTGGAGGCACTGTTACTTACGCTGGTGGCTATAAAATCCATACGTTTACAGGTACAAATTCGTTTACTGTAACCTCTGCTCCACTTGGAGCTACGGTTGAGTATTTGGTGGTTGCTGGCGGTGGCGCTGGTGGTGGCGGTTTTTACGCAGCCGGCGGTGGCGGTGCTGGTGGTATGAGAACAGGTACGTTATCCCTGAGCAGTGGAAGTTATACCGTTACTGTCGGCGCGGGTGGGTCTGCTGGAACCAATGGTCAAGACTCATCTTTTAGCACGATTACCAGTAATGGCGGAGGTCACGGCTCCGCTTCGCAGGTTGGTGGTAACGGTGGATCGGGCGGCGGCGGTGGCTGCTCTAATGTCACCGGCTACAGTGGTGGAACAGGTACAGGCGGTCAAGGCAATAACGGTGGCAGTGGATTTTATGCTGGTGGCAGTGCCTACTCTGCTGGCGGCGGCGGCGGTCATGCGCAGGTAGGGAGCAGCGCTAGCGCAAATGGAAACGGTCAAGGCGGCAGCGGCTCCATTAGCGCAATTACAGGCAGCAATGTTGCATATGCTGGCGGTGGTGGTGCTGGTTCTATTACGAATATCCCCCGTTCCTTTGGTGGTCCAGGTGGTGGCGGAAACGGAGGCGCTTACAACGTAAACAACAATGATCACAATGGCTCTGTCAATACAGGTGGTGGCGGTGGTGGTCATCCAGGCGGATATGCAGGTCTTGGCGGTTCCGGTATTGTCATCATTAGATACCTTATTTAAGTTTATGGCTCACTTTGCTGAACTAAATTCTAATAACACTGTTCTTCGCGTATTAACGGTGAACAACAGTGACATAACTGATGCCAACGGTCAGGAGCAAGAAGCTTTTGGGGTTTCCCTCCTAAAGGATCTTTTTGGTCCTGACACCCATTGGGTCCAGACGAGTTACAGCGGAAAGATCCGTAAAAACTACGCTGGTAGCGGTTATATCTACGACGCCATGCGCGACGCATTCATCCCACCCTCGCCAAACCCTAGTTGGATCTTGAACGAGGAAACATGTCAATGGGAGGCACCTGTACCGATGCCCAGCGAGGACGGCCTCTGGACGTGGGATGAGGTGTCCGGTACTTGGCAGCTCCTAGAACTTTCTACTTAATTATCATCATGCTTACATTCCTTGGCATTAAAGTGACCTATGAGTCGCTTGTCTTTCTTGCACTGTTCCTTGGTTCTGAAGTCATTGGTGCTTCTAAACTAAAAGATAACAGTGTTGTTCAGCTGATCCTTAGCGGCATCAATGCACTGAAGCCGTTGCGTAAAGAGGATGATCAAATTCAACGTATCAAAGATACCCTTAAGAACTGATGCCTGCTACTACTTACACAATTAAATCTGGTGCTTACTCAGCTGAACAGGTAGAACCCCTTGGTATTCCTGGAGTAGCACGTCAACTCAGTGCAGGTGCTGCGTCTGCTAACACTGCACTTACAGCAACCATTGGTCGTATTTCGATGCGAGCAGTTGGTGCTGATATTCGATATAAGATTGGTGCCACGTCTCAAACTGCTACTGCTACCAGTCATTTCATTGCTAATGGAGAGCGGCTGGATGTAGCTGTACCTCTTAATGCAAACATTGCTGTTATTCGTAACGGTACTACTAACGGAACACTTGAAGTAACGGAGCTAGTCTGATGAGGCTGAGTGGAACCAAGACGGGTTCAGCGAATCAATACAATGGTCTTGGTGACCAGCTCTACGATCTTGGTGGAGCTAGACCCACTCTTGACCTTAATTTTGCAAGTAACGGGAGTCTTGTTGACAGTGTAACTGGCAAGACACTTGTTGACCATACCCGCGCCAGTGGTGGCACGTATGTTGATGGCGATGGGCTGATTAAAAATGCGGTAACAAACCTTGTACCTTATTCGCAAGATGCTACACAATGGGTAACCACAGATGCTACAGTTACTAATACAACGGTTGAAGCACCTGACAATAGTTTAACTGCTATTAGTTTTGAAGAGGACTTGGTTACAGCTGCTCACGTTGTGCGCACTACTGGTGTAACGCCTGTTGTAGCTAATACGCAATACACTATGTCTGCGTTTGCTAAAGCGGGAGTGAGGGATTATATAACTTTGCAGGCGGATAGTTTAACGTTTAATTTACCAATTATCGTCAAAAAAACTTTTAATATAGCAAACGGTACTTTAGGCGATACTAATGGCACTATTGATAATGCAGCAATTACAGCTGTAGGCAACGGCTGGTATCGTTGTTCTGTGACGTTTACAACTGGTGCATCACCAAGTGGAACCGGACAGGTTAAAATCTTCAGTAACGATTCAACAGATACATCAAACTACAAAGCAGGTATTAGTGGGATTGCATGTTACCTTTGGGGAGCCCAACTAGAGCAGTCGTCTACTGTGGGTGAATACGTTAAAACCACCAGCACGATCAACAGTGCTCCACGGTTTGATCACGACCCAACGACAGGTGAGAGCTTGGGGTTGTTGGTGGAGGAAGGTAGGACGAATTTGCTGCTGCAGTCTGAAGACTTTTCGACGACGTGGAACACTATCAACGCTACTGTAACCACTAATCAGATTGCATCCCCAAATGGAACCGTTACCGCAGACTTAATGAGCGACGACGGATCAACTCCTGCTCGTGTGCGTCAGCAGGTTACAGTCGTTGCAGGCCAGACATATACCGCATCAATTTATTTAAAAGCGGGATCTCAGGATTCTGTTTTCTGGAGAGAGGATAACGAAGACTCGTTTGCAGTAGGAGTTAATCTTACGACTGGTCAGATCACAAGTGGCACAGGAACCATTGATCCTGTTGGAGATGGTTGGTACAGGGTGTCTTTTAGCGGCTCTGTGTCATCTACAGGGTTCTGGCCTGAAGTTCGTCTTAGTTCAGCAGGAACTGTTTACGTCTGGGGCGCCCAGTTAGAAGCCGGTTCCTTCCCCACCAGCTACATTCCCACCGAAGGAAGCGCCGTCACCCGTGCTGCTGATGTGGCAAGCATTAGTGGTAATAATTTTGGTACGACAAACTTGTTGGAGTATAGTGAGGAGTTTGATCAGGCGGGTTGGACGAAAGGCGGAAATACAACTGTTACTCCAAATTATGCAGCAGCTCCAAACGGTACACTTACCGCCGACCGAGTTGAGATGCCGAACGCCTTCGGCACTGTTGTCACTCAAACCGCAACGGTAATTAGCGGTAAGGTTTATACGTTTTCGATTTACGCTAGAGCCACAACAGTATCTTCAAATTTCATAGTTAATTTTGGAGGAAGTTCTATATCCCAAACCTTGACAGAACAGTGGCAGAGATATTCTGTAACTGCTACCGCTACGTCTGGATCTTTGAATATAGAAATAGACAACGGTAGCTCTGCCGTTGATTTTCTGATCTGGGGAGCCCAACTAGAACAATCCGATGTTGCGACCCCATACGTCAAATCCAACGTCACCTTTACCAGTCGTGCTAGCTCTGCCACGTATTACGACAAGGATGGGGTGATTCAAACTGCTGCTGTAAACGAGGCCAGAACCGCTGCCTACCTCCCTGATGGCAACGGTAACTTCATCAGTGCTGGTCCGCTGTTGTTGGAAGGGGCGGGGACGAATCTGCTGCGGCAGTCGGAAGATTTTTCTACGACGTGGGCAAACACAAACATTGATGTAAACAATAACGCAATAGCATCACCAGCCGGAACTCTTAACGGTAACAAACTTGTTTCTAATAACTCTTCAGTTGGGTACGTCCTACAAGATTCGCCATCATTACCATTAACTGGCGACCATACTTACTCTTTTTATGCAAAAGCAGATGAGTGGAATTGGGTGCTTCTTTGGGTTTACGACGGAGCAAGTGCTTATACTTTTAATTTTAATCTTGGCAATGGAACCTCCCCTGATGGCGACATAGTTGCAGTAGGGAACGGTTGGTATAGGTGCTCTAAAACAGTTACATTGTTAGGAGGTACTTCTAGCGGCAGAGTCCGTATCTACCCTAATAATCAACAAGGACCAAGCGTTACAACCGGCGACGGCACCTCTGGCGTCTACCTCTGGGGAGCCCAACTAGAAGCCTCACCATACGCTACCTCCTACATCCCCACGGCTGGCTCTCAAGTAACCCGTGCTGCTGATGTTAGCGATGGTGGTGCCAATACGTTTGGCAATAGCTGGTATCGGCAGGAGGAGGGAACGGTGTTTACCAATGCAAAAAGCAACCACCTGCACGGCGGGACAAATCAATTTCCCCGCATTGCAAGCCTTTCGGATGGCACAACAAATAACCGAATAGACACCTATTTTCGTGTTCTCACTAGCTACACGGACGCTGGTTACAACGTTACTTATGCAGGAAGCGGTCAGGCCGGATTCGACTCAAATAGAGAGTCTAATAACACCAGTCTTAGTACAACATACAAAGTCAACGACTTCGCCTTTGCCCAAGCCGGTAGTATTCTAAATGGAGCGACAGATAGCTCTGGAACAGTTCCTGCGGTCAACCAGTTAAGCATTGGCCGCCGCAGTGGCACAGATTTGCTGTTTAACGGCACCATCCGCCGCCTCACCTACTGGCCCCAACGCCTCCCCAACGATACCCTCCAAACCATCACACTTTAATCGCCATGACTGACGAAATCCTCCAACAAGAACCGGCTCCTATTGGACCGTTCTTCCGCTTTCCCGATGAAGCAACCTGGCTCACTGCAGCCCGTAATGCTGGCTTCATGGTCACCGACGAAGAAGGTGTTGAACAGCTTGCTGCTTACACCCAAGACCGTGCCATTGATGTGGTCGGCACCATCACCCGTGGTGGTGAATACGACGAAAACGGAGATATCATTGTACCTTTTACGGAGCTTGACGGCTGGCACATCAACTACCAAGGCGTAGTGCCTGATGGATGGGATGCCTATGCGGTGACTCCCGAGACTCCTGCACGAGTATTTATGTAAAACAATGAGCATTAAACTCCTTGACGTTATCAAAAACTTTAAGGGGTTACCTCATCAACAACAGGCCATAGCGGAACTTGAAACACTTCTTGGTCCCTATGGTCTTTCTGATGATGTTGAATGGGTAAGAACCTGGCGAACTACACCAGCTACTCCTACCCCTTCTAAACCCCAAGAGTTTACTAATACCTGGGAAGGTATTGAAGCTGCAGCAAAAGCAGCCGGTGCTAAGTTCCCAGAAGTAGTCGCTGCACAATGGGCACTTGAAAGTGCATTTGGTACAGCACTATCCGGTAAGAATAACTACTTTGGTATCAAAGGAACAGGTACGGTCAAGACCACCTGGGAAGACTATGGCAATGGTCCTGTAACCATCAAAGCTTCCTTCAAAGACTTTGCTACCCCATACGACTGTGTGAACCACCTTGTTACCCAATGGTATAAAGACTACAAAGGGTATAAAGGCGTCAACCGAGCCACCTCTCGTGAAGACTGTGCATACCTCCTTAAGCGGGAAGGTTATGCCACGGATCCCGTGTATTCACAAAAGTTGATTCGGTTGATGGAGCAACATGATTGAAGCAGGGGTAGCAGCAGGCATAGCATTACTTACAGCTATTGTGTCTGTTCATAATAAACTTTACACTAAAATTGGTGAAGTTGATAGTCGTGTAGATCGAATAGAGCTTCGTGTAGCTGAGAACTATGTTCAAAAGCAAGAGCTATCTACTGCATTACAAAAGATGGAGGATCACATGATTCGCATCGAAAATAAATTAGACCAAATCGTATTGAGAAATGGTTAAAAAGAAAGCTACAGAGGATCAATTTAACGAGCTTCACAACCTTGTTACCAGTGAATTCCTCAAGCGTATTAAATCCGGTGAAGCTACTGCTCAAGAGCTAAAAGCTGCTTGTGATTGGCTCGCTAAAAATGACATTAGTGGGGTTGCTTATGATGGTAATCCCCTCGATAAACTAGCTACGGTCCTACCTAAGGTTGACCCTGAACTTGTACAAAAGAGGCTTTATGGCAAGTCGTACGTCTGATTACTACAAGAAAAACCCTAAAGCACGTGCTAAACGTCTTAGACAACAAGCTCGATATAATCGTCAATCCTTACAAATTAAAAAGCGTGTTGAACTTAACCGAGAAAATCACAAACGTGGTACCTATGGAAATGGTGACGGAAAGGATGTCTCACACAAAAAAGATGGTTCAACTGTACTTGAAAAAGCGTCTAAAAATCGAGCTAGAAATCGGTCTAGGAAATGACTCCGTTGCTGCCAACCCCTGATCACTACCTTCAAAACCTAATAACCATGACAAGTCCTGAAGCTAAACGGCTCTGGAGAAGAGCCATCAAAGAGCACTTCAATTGTCAATGTGTCTATTGTGGAGAAACTTATGAATTACATGAACTCACTCTTGATCACGTCCGTCCTCGCTGCTTTGGCGGCGAAGATCTTACATCAAATCTTGTACCCTCATGTTGGAGTTGTAATCAGGCAAAAGGTAGCAGTAACTGGTTATCATGGATGCGAAAGACATTCGGGATAACACATAGAGAACATCTTATTTTACAACATATTAGGTAATGGAGTTATTAACAGACGAAGAAATTTTAAAAAAAGGCTACAATGCTTTAGAGCAAATTGGGGGCACTGTAAAGTTTGCTTTTAATAAATTTCAACAGATTCAGCAATTAATACGATCTGCTACACCTCAACCAATTAATCAAGCACTTGATGCGTTAAGTGGAGGGGTTGAGTATGTTGCAGGTAAAACCCCTATTGGAGTAGCTGATAGAGGTGCTTCAGCTCTCGGTGAGATGGTTGGGCAAGCTACAGGTAATGAACTTCTTGGGCAAGTTGTTGGATTTGGAGCAGGAATAGCTGTACCTGGACCTGAAATTTCTCGTGCTGCTAAACCTGTAATTCCTAAAGGCATTAAGCCTGAAGTTATTACCCAACCTCCAACACCGCCACCAATGGATTTTTCTCCAGCTATGGCATTAGCTAGCAGTGGGGGCGGCATGACTCTTCAAAAAGCAGCACCAACTCTTGCAGAATTGTCTGCTCAACCGTTGCAAATTGCATCTGATATGCGACCAACTGGGTGGCAAGGTAGCATTAAAACTCTTCTTAAAGAAAACGCACCTGTTGAACAAGTTAAAAAGGTTCTAGAGCAACCATATCATAAAGACATTAAAGCTAAATACAAAGCTATGTCTTTAGAAGAGTTTGCGAAAGATAAAGGTGGTTGGTTGACACGACTTATTGGACGTGCCGACGAACTTAAAGGTCAAATGTCCGACTATATGCGTTCTAAATCAGCCAGTAAACAACGCAGAATGTATGACGATTTTACTCAAAACCCATTAAATCCTAGTGAACAGCTGTATGACCCGGCTAATCCAATTAGGAAGATGGTTACAAAAACGTTTAACACTGTTGTTGGTAAAGAATGGCATCATATCTTTGGCAATAAAGAGGCTGCTGAGTTTATGCTAACTACTGTAGCTCAAGATCCTTATGTTGCAATGAATCTTATGCACCTTTTGCAAAAGATTAAATTGCCTACATCTGGTGTTCCTGAAAACATTGCACTAATGAATAAAGCCTTGCACCGTAAAAAAGGTGGTTATCACTCTTGGGCTAAAGAAATTGGTCTTGAAGGAGCTGGTAAAAAGAAAGGTGAATTAGCTATTGCTGATTGGGGCTCAGAAATTAGCAACGCTATTCTTTCAGGTAACACAGATGTAAACGAATTGTTTAGTATTATTGAAACATACGCTCGTTTAGTTAATACTGTAGTTAAACCTAAACTTAAAAAAGAGTTTGGTGCTGAAATTATTAGCGAAATGGGTCCAGTGATGCAAGCTATTCAAGGCGTTAAAAAATAAATCACTATCAGAGGCGTCTCTGTGCCCCTACAAGGCGCCTCTAACCTACCTTAGGTATATTCTATCATATGAATGTTTTAGACGCCCTTAAAGACGATTTTAAGTTGTTTCTTCAAGCTTTGTGGCAACAACTAGACCTACCCTCCCCAACCCGAGCTCAATACGCTATTGCTGATTACCTACAACACGGTCCTAAACGACTACAGATCCAAGCTTTCCGAGGAGTCGGTAAATCGTGGATTACTGGTGCGTTTGTCTTATGGACACTCTTCAATAACCCCGAAAAGAAGATCATGATTATCTCGGCTTCTAAGGAGCGAGCTGATAACATGTCTATCTTTCTACAGAAGCTGATCATTGAGACACCGTGGCTATCACATTTGAGACCAAAGAGTGATGATGCACGTTGGTCTCGTATTAGCTTTGATGTGCAATGTAGTCCTCACCAAGCACCATCCGTTAAGTCGGTTGGTATTACGGGTCAGCTAACTGGTTCTCGTGCTGACCTAATGATCCTAGACGATATTGAGGTGCCGGGTAACTCGATGACAGAGATGATGCGAGAGAAACTCCTTCAACTTTGTACTGAGGCTGAATCTATTCTTACACCAAAGAAAGACAGCCGTATTATGTACCTTGGTACACCACAGACTACCTTTACCATCTACCGTAAGCTTGCTGAACGTAACTACAAACCATTTGTTTGGCCAGCACGTTACCCACGTAAACTATCTAACTACGAAGGACTCCTTGCACCACAAGTACAGGAAGACATTGAAGGTGGTATTGAACCTTGGGCAGTAACAGATCCAGACCGTTTCTCTGATGACGATCTGATTGAACGTGAAGCATCAATGGGTCGTAGCAATTTTATGCTACAATTCATGCTAGACACCAGTCTTAGTGATGCTGAAAAGTTCCCACTTAAGATGCAAGACCTGATTGTTACATCAGTTAACCCTACTGAATGTCCTGATTCTGTGGTGTGGTGTAGTGATCCAAGTAATGTTATTAAAGATCTACCTACCGTAGGGTTACCGGGAGACTACTTCTACTCACCTATGGTTATGCAAGGTGATTGGTTACCTTACACTGAAACCATTTGTAGTGTGGACCCTAGTGGTCGTGGTACTGACGAAACAGCAGCTTCCTTCCTTAGTCAACGTAATGGGTTTATCTATCTACATGAAATACGTGCTTACCAAGACGGTTATAGTGATAATACCTTGTTAGACATCCTTAGAGGTTGTAAGAAATACGGTGTAACTAAACTTCTTATTGAAACTAACTTTGGTGATGGTATCGTAGCAGAACTATTCCGTAAACATCTTCAACAAACTAAACAAGCTATTGACATTGAAGAAGTCCGTGCTAATGTTCGAAAAGAAGACCGTATTATTGATACCCTTGAGCCTATTCTTAATCAACATAAGCTTATTGTTAATCGGTCTGTGGTGGAATGGGACTTCAACTCGAATAAGGAAGCCGCACCCGAAACTAGACTCCTTTACATGTTGTTCTATCAGATGTCAAGGATGTGTCGGGAAAAAGGTGCCGTAAGACACGATGATAGACTAGACTCATTAGCTCAAGGTGTTAAATACTTCACAGATGCTCTTGCTATCTCAGCTCATGAAGTCGTTAAACAAAGACGACAAGAAGATTGGAATGATTTACAAGAAGCTTGGTTAGATGACCCTCAATCAGCAGCTAATCATATGGTGTTTGGAATGAATTTAGACCAACGTAAACAAGCTAGAATGTTGGCTGGTAAAAAGTCAGTCCCTACCTGGGTGTGAACCCAGGCCCACACTGGGTTTAAGAGCGGTCCCACATGTATACAGGGGAAGGGAAGGGTGGACCCGACTCCTGGAGGGGGAAGACTCCAAGACAAACAAGTTGTCTTGATCATCTTCCCCTTTTTTTACTAATGAACAGTGAGGGAACAAAGACTCCAAAGACAAACATCTCCCTCTTAGTTCATTCATCTACTCCATCTCCTTTAACGGGTGAATCTAGTGAGTACTGATTCTCTCCATCCTTCTGAATCCCGTCACTACTTATACTACTGTATGCACTCCACCACCCTCGTACACATCACTCCTAACGCTGAAGAACTTATTAGTTACATGGCTAGGGTATCTAACCCAAGTAATCAATCAAACACTGAGACCAGTGCTAAACTAATTAAGTATCTTATTAACCATCAACATTGGTCACCCTTTGAAATGGTTAACATGTGTGTAGAAATAGAAACAACACGTAGTATTGCAGCACAGATCCTTAGGCATAGGAGTTTTAGCTTTCAAGAGTTTAGTCAACGGTATGCAGAAGTAACAGTCCCGGCATCAATACCTGAACTTCGTAGACAAGATACAAAGAACAGACAAAATAGTATTGATGATCTAGATGATGTGCTAAAGAAGAACTTCCAGTTTAGGATTGGTAGTCTTTACTCTGATTGCTATGGTCTCTATAAAGATCTGGTAGCAGCTGGGGTAGCTAAGGAGTGTGCAAGAGAAGTACTTCCTATGGCAGCTCCTACTAAGTTGTACATGAACGGTACTATTAGGTCTTGGTTGCATTATTGTGACCTAAGAACTAGTAATGGTACGCAAAAAGAACACGCACAGATAGCAGGTCAGGTACAAGACTTGTTGTATCAACACCTTCCTAACGTATGTGAAGCAATGTGGGACAAGAACTTAAGTTAAATGAGTTTAAAATCCTTTATAGACACTGGAAAGCAGGTATTCCTTGGTTGGATCACCTGCTTCTAGGTCTTTTAGTGTGGATTGAACAAAAATTAGTTGATAATCGGGTTAAAGTAGAGGTAGATGAAGCGATTAAGACTTGGGAAACGCTTCATGTTGCTGATATGGTGTCCCCTGTGTACGAAGAAAGCCCGTCAGACACGTCTACAAGCCTCCCTGAGATGCGTTTAACTGCTCCTTGGTATATCGACACGGTTGATAAAGAATAACGCTCTTCTAGGTCATTGTAGAGGGGGCTTTAATTTTTGACAGAAATTTCTCAAGTCTAATACTACGCTGGCTCAGCGCCGCAGCCCCCCCATAGGGGTACCCCGTGTTCGCACAGGCACACGCCCGCCCACACCCGCAGGCACACGCATGTGGTGTGTCCAGAGCATCTGCATCAGGCACAGGTACGCTGGACACGCGCACGCCACGAGGCAGCAACTATGCGGCACCACGCATAATCACATCTCACACAATCTGTCTGCTCTCAATAGTACACCTTATTGAGAACCCAGTGATACCAATGGATTACAGCGATTGACTGTATTATAAGCAGGACTGATAACCACTGCACTGCAATGGATCAGGCTGTACTATGTGCCACTTGCTGCCACTGTCCACCACCTCGGTGCTGTAGGCTGACACCTCCACTCTCTTTGAAGATTGAGTATCTCGACTCTCCCTGTTAAGGGTGAGGAGAGTCTCGATCCTTCAATCAAGAGAGTGAGAGACACCGACAACTGAATACGGCAAGCAGCCCTTGGCACAGTGCCACCTGACAAGCCGACCACCACTCCTTGACAAACCAGCTCAGCCATGCTATGGTGAGAGCATCGAACCTAGACAACTGAATAGTTGAGCTGAGTAGGACCACGGGTCACTGCCGCCACAACTGCCGAGCGGGTTCCGGTTGTGGGTTAGGGTACACTCCTTAGGTGCCAGCTGTGTCACGCCGAGAAGGGTGAGCACCACCAAACGGCGACTAGCCGTCACCAGCGCCGAGCCACAGGCGCTATACAAGTTTGCTCATGGCTTCATGCGTCTGATGCTGAGGTGGAAGCGATACTCAGGGACGCACTCATTCACTTGCTTTTGTTTACATGTTCAACAACTTCATTGCTGTTACCAACCGTACCTCTGACGCAGTGTATCAGCTGCTTGTCAATCCTTTCTACGGTACTGTGCTTGTTGAGTTCCGCAATGGTTACTCTTACCAGTACAGCAACGTTAGCCGTCGTGCTATTGCTAACCTGTTGCTCAACAAGAACATGAGCCTTGGGTTCTGGGTTAACGAGAACTGCATCAATGCAGCTCGTACTTCTACCCTTGCTCTTCAGCTTGGTTGATAGTTAGTTACACTTTGGCATCACATCGTTGATGCTTTTCTGTAGTTTACTTACGCTAATCATGTTGTTTTACACACAAACCCTGACTGATGTGCTCGCTGAGCGCTTCACAGATATGGATGAAGTACGTGACATAGCCAATCATGGTTGTGCCATGGGTGTCTCTGGTTTCATTTACTACCACGAGACTACCAAGTTCTTCCATGACTATGAAGACGACATCGAGGATGTTTGTTATGACACTCTCGGTGATGACTTCATGTCTATCGTTGCCAAGAATACTACGAGTGTTCAAGGTATGATACAGGTCATGGTATGGCATGTCATCGAGACATACTGTCAGTGGGTTCTTGATAACGTTTGACTCTCTCACTCAGGGACGCACATGTTGTGTCTCCCTTTCTGAGGGACTCACCCTCATTGTTTATCAATGGAGTTAATTATGTCCGAGATTGAATACCTACGTCAACAACTTGAATATGCTGAAGAGCAACTCATGATTGCTGATGACATGTACAGCAAGATCACATGGGGTAACCGATGTGATGCGCTTGAAGCTGCTCTCGAAGATGCGGAGGCTGCTTAATGACTAACTCTATTCACGATACAGCCATCAAGGTTGATGTCTACCCCGATGAGTTCAAGCCAATCATCAAGGTACTCAATCGTGCATTAGATACCAACCGTATGGTTGAGATCATGACACCTGAAGAGTTTAACCTAGTTGTCGGTTGGTTAGATGATTTCAAGTCCCTTGCTTTGGAGTATGCTGAATGACTAACTACAAGCAAGAAGCCATTGAGTACTGTCTCAACACGTTTAACTTCGAACGTGTGCATAGTGTGCTGAAACATGTTGAGTGGAAATGGGCAACAAAGAGCGGGTATCAAGTACCTACATTGGTGCAACTTATTCTCGCTGCTCACAAGAGGCTAAACGACGCATGGGACAAACGGACAACTGTTGAAAGTGGAGGCCTGCGTGCTGTTTACGTAGAGGCAGAACTTAATGCTGATGGGAAGATTGAACCTCCCGGTCTTGAACTTCTATTTATTCTCACTCAAACCCAATCGTATTAATTAGATGACTAACTCTATCCACGACACAGCCATCAAGGTTGATGTCTTTCCTGATGAGTTCATGCCACTACTGAGACTTATCAACCGTGCAATCTCTAACGATGATGTGATGCGTAACATCAGCAATGATGAAGCTGTAGTTATCTCTGGCATTCTTGACGAACTGCAAGACAAAGCACTGGAGCACGGAGTATGACACCTAACATCCAAGCAATCCTTGAAGATTGCATTGAACGTGGCATCACATCTGCGCTCATCAACAGGGACGCAGATTGGAATGATGATCAACTAGCAGAGGCGTTACATCAACGCATTTGGTTTGAGATTGACCTTTACTTTGACTTCGATGAAACTCCCTAGCGATGTATTAGTAGGACAATACCTACAGTATTTCACACTCATAGTGGCTGCAAGTATCGCGTTTGTGTATACTTGTGGCTACACATCTGGTCTCTTTGTTCATCAACTTAACGACAAATGTACACAACTTACAAAGGACTTCGTGAGTATGAAATCACTCTTCGTTCAGGTGTTTGGTATCTCCTAGCACCCGACTCTGAGCAAGCCGCATGGAAAGCTTTAGAGTTGTCCCGTGAACGTAATGATCAACTACTAAACGTTAAACAAACAGATGAGTGGTAAACGTAAGCCTTACTATGACAACAACTGGCAAGAATACAAGGACGCACCTGATGACTTCTTTGTACCGCACACGTTCGAGGAGGTAATGTCTTGGAAGGTAGGCGGATGGGAGCTACCTAGTAGTGTATGCTGTGTCATCCGTGCTACTGATCTTGACACACACAAGGTCACTGAGTATGTGTATCGCAAACATTCTGCTGCACAACGTAAAGTCAACGAGCTAATCAACACACGCAACTGTGAGTTTGTAGTGTGTGATCACGAGTCTATTCATTTCCTTTCACCTGCTGACATTTCCGATTATGATTCTGACGACTGAAGAGTTCAACGAGTTTGCTGAACAGTATCCTGAGCTTGCACAGCTTGTGTGTCTTGATGAGGTAGAGGTGCCTCTTGATTGGGAGGATAACTGATGCCTACACCTGCTCAAATTGATGAACAGGTGCAGCTTGAGCGTGATCAGATACGTCAGGGACTCAAGCGATTACGGGATAACACGGACGCATTACAGCAACGCAGCTACGCATCTGCTGCGGTATATGGTATTGCGTCCATTGATATGCTTTTACCTATATTGGTGAAGCGTCTTGAGGATACAAACAATCGTATCCATGAAGGTAAAACTGGTGTTGCATTCAAAGAGATTGCACAATACATCAGTGAGCTTGAACCTCTTGCTGCTGCAGCTATTGCACTCAAGCTAACCTTTGATAAGGTGTTCAGTTATAAGGAAGGCAGTGATCAAGTTCAATCCGTATGTGATGGTATCGGTTCAGCTGTTGAAGCTGAATGTCAGATGCGTTACTATGAACGATGTGCACCTGGTCTTCTCAACACCTTGAAGAAGAACTACTGGCACAAGTCATGTGGTACTGAGCAGAAGCTAACGGTCATTCAAACATTGATGAACCGTAGTGATATTCAACAATGGCAATCATGGGGCAGAGCAAACCGCATCAAACTCGGTGCGTGGTTACTTGATTGTATCATTGAGACATCACAGTGGTTCACTAAAGACATGCGTCAAGAGGGGCGCAAGCGTGTTAACTACGTCGTACCTACGCCTGAGTTCATCTCAATCAAGGACAAGGTGATGAGTGATGCTGAGCTATTTGCTCCGCTTGCTTGGCCTATGTTGATTGAACCCAACGATTGGACAAACGAACGTGCTGGTGGGTACTTACTGAATGAGGTTATGCGTGGGCATGATCTGGTACGCAGGGGCGATCCCACATGTATACAGGGAGAAACACCGATCAACTTTCTGAACAAGATTCAGAAGGTTGCCTTTACTCTAAATCCTTTTATTGTAGGGGTTGCGGAAGAACTAGATAGATTGGAACGAGCAGTTGGTAAGTTCCTCCCTATAGTGAATCATGAATTACCTCCAAAGCCTTACGATATTGCAGAGAACAGAGAGTCTCGTAAAGTATATCGAAGAGCAGCGGCAGAGGTAATGAATCTGAATGCACAAGAGTTTAAGAAATCTTGTCGCACTCGGATGACACTGGAGGCAGTGAAAAGGTTCAAGGACGTAGCTAAGTTTTACATACCTTGGAGCTTTGACTATAGAGGAAGAGCTTATCCTATTCCTGCCTTCCTTACTCCTCAAGATACAGACTTTGGAAAAAGTCTATTAATTTTCTATGAAGGTGCTTATGTAACACCTGAATCTGAGGATTGGTTAGCCTTTCAAGTAGCTACTACATTCGGTCTTGATAAAGCACCAATGGCTGAGCGTCTTGAATGGGCAAGAAATAATCATGAATTATTCACACTCATATCGCAAAATCCCATTGGTAATTTACACCTTTGGGAGAATGTAGAGGAACCTTGGCAGTTTCTAGCAGCAGCAGAAGAGTACTATCATTGTGTCGTAGTTGCCGATAGGCAGTTCACACGTCTTATGGTAGCTACAGATGCTACTTGTTCAGGTCTACAAATCCTAGCTGGATTAGCTAGAGATAAGTCTACAGCACGTCTTGTGAATGTCTTACCTGGTGATAAGCCACAGGACGCATACAAGGTTGTTGCTGAAGAAGCCACGCCTCACTGCCCTGAATCTATCCAACCTTACATGGATAGAAAGACAGTTAAGCGTGTCGTAATGACCGTCCCTTACAATGCCAAACCCTTCTCAAATCGTGGGTACATCAGAGACGCACTTAAAGAGAAGGGTGTAGAAATCAGCAAAGAGGATCTAACTAAGACAGTTAAGGCTGTACGCAATGCCATGGATGTTGTCGTACCTGGTCCTATGGCTGTCATGAAATGGATCGAAGATGAAGTAGCAACTGCTATTAAATCTGGTAAAGAGTATCTGCGTTGGACAACACCATCTGGATTTGTTGTTCATCAAAAGCTAAACAAGAAGCTGATTGTCTCTATTGAGTTACAGCTTTTGGGTCGTTGTAAGATGCAGGTAGCAGTTGATGATTCTGATGAGGTTGATCTCAACCATCACAAGAACGCAACAGCTCCTAATCTTATCCACAGCCTCGATGCAAGCTTGTTACATTTGAGTGTCTTACGGTTTGATTCACCCATTGCTCTCATTCATGATTCTGTCCTTTGTCGTGCAACGGACATGTCTTCCTTGTCCTCCATTGTACGAGAAACCTACATGCACCTCTTTGCAGAGCATGACTACCTGCGGGACTTCGCTTCTCACATAGGAGCGGAGACCGAACCACCGATTGTCGGAGATCTTGAACCAGAATCCGTCATCGAATCCACCTACTTTTTTTGCTAATGGCACAACCTATTCACGTTACCCAACAGCCTGTTGTCCTTGAAGGTTATCAAGCTGTACTGAAGCCAAGTAAGTTTGGCTACTCTCTGTCTGCTCTTGTCGATAAAGAACTTGTCGAGCGTCTTGAGGAGGATCGTGTTGATTCTCTCAAGTGGGCAGAATCTAAGCTCAAGAATCCTAAGCGGTCTACTCTCAAGCCTGAGCCTTGGGAAGAGGTTGCAGATAACAAGTACAAAGTTAAGTTCAGTTGGAATGAAGACACACGTCCGCCCGTGGTGGATACAGAAGGCACACCTATCACCGATGAAAGTACTCCCATCTACAGTGGTAGCACCGTTAAACTTGCCTTCCGTCAGAAACCATACATCCTCCGCGATGGTGTCACGTACGGTACAAGTCTTAAGCTTGTCGGAGTCCAGGTTGTCTCCGTTGGCACCTCTGCAGGTGTTGATGCAGGCGATCTTGGTGAAACTGAAGTGGCGGCTCTCTTTGGCCAAACAAAGGGTTTCAAGGCTTCTGAACCCAACATCACTCCTACCCAAGAGATTGAAGACGACTTCTGATGCCTAGATACCGTTCAGGTTTGGAAGAGAGGGTTGCTGACCTTCTCTCCAGCTTGAAGGTAGAATTTGAATACGAGTCAACCAAAGTTCCTTACATTCTTCAATGCAACTACACACCCGACTTTCTTTTACCGAATGGTGTCTACTTAGAAACAAAGGGACGCCTGACGGAGGAAGATCGCAGGAAGATGATCGCAGTGAAGAAAGCGAATCCCGACTTAGACATTCGGTTCGTCTTTCAAGCTCCTTACAATAAGATCTACAAAGGATCTAAAACAACCTACGCAAAGTGGTGCGAGAAGCACGGCTTTCAATACTGTTCATTTCATTCCATCCCCATTGAATGGCTAACTTGACTTACGGCACTGCTGATTACTACGCTGAACAATTCAGTGACTGGCTCGCTGATGTAGACGCTGAGCAACCTGAAACTGTAGACAACCTGCTTGAAGGTTTCTACCGAGCGATTGATTCCTGGTTCGATTATCACGATGCACAAACACGGACATACGCAGAACTGCGAAAGCGAGTTCGTCAGGCACTTACCGTGTGATAACTGTGGGTCATCTGATGCAAACTCTTTGTATTCCGATGGCCACACTTTTTGTTTCTCTTGCAATGCTTACGGACACACTGAAGAAGATGTTATTCACACTCATAAAATGTCATCAATCACCCTGAAA